CCCTGATTGGGGCGGTCGATCAGACGTTGCCCACTGTCCATGTGTAAGATACCCAGGCGGCAGAGGCACCTATTGTCATCGCGCCCGGATCTTCACTGGAAACAGATGTCGTAGCGCTTGGAGAAGCGATCCCAATGCGCGCGAAGGACCAATCCCTCCCAAGGAATGATCAGCTTGTCGATCGCCAGTTGAACCGCAGGCGGCGTATAGCCTTTGGCAACGGCCTCATGGATGGCGGCAATGCGCGGATCCGGCTGACTGGCGATGAAGGCTGCCCAGCCGCTCGCCGTCGCGAACAGCGCTGCACCGACGGCAGCCGCACGGCCGCGCGGCGTGGCGACGATCCTATTGATCGGCATCCGAGGCTCCTGAGATGCTGTTCTGCCGACCAATGCGCAGCACTGGCACGAGCGCGGCAGCTATGCCGGCGCCGGCCGTCAGCACCCCATTCAGGATGATGAGTTGCCGCGACGGATACGGTTGCGTGAGGGTGTAGAAGTAAAGGCTGGTCGCTATGCCGCTGAGGACAGCCGCGACAATGCCGGCCCAGACCGCCCAGCTTCGAAAGAGGACGGTCCGCCAGTTCGAGACGAGGTGCATGTATACTCCGATATATTGTTGATGGCGCCCAATAGACCATTGTCCGCTTCGCCTTGGGCCTATTGGCGATAGAGTTAACCGGACAGATTCAGACGGGAATTCAGCGACTTACCCGCGAACAAATATCGGCCTCAAGATCATCGCGGTTAATGAATTGCTAAAATTCCTTTGACTCCAGACACCTACAGGAGAAGGATCGTCTCGGGACACGGGGGACGAGCAATCTTCAGGAGCGCCTCTGTCCTGTGTGAGTGGGGTTAACTAGGGGTTTCAGTAAATGACCAAAATGCTCAAAGCTTTCCGCGACGACGAGAATGGCGCCGCGATGGTGGAATACACGATCCTCCTCGGCATCATCACCGTAGCTGTGATCGCGACCATTATCCTGGTCGGTGCATGGGTGAGCGGCAAATGGGTCGCATTGAATAGTCAGCTTCAGGCGGCGTCGCCGACGCCCGGTCCGTGATAATAAAGTCACCGCGCCGGGCCGTCGATTGAACCCGAACCTGGCGTAGAGGGGCTGGCGATGTCATCAGCCAGCCCCTTTTTTATCCGCCTTCGCCGATCATGCGCGGATGGTCGGTTGCGCAGGGGATGCTGATGGACGACGATCACATAACCGCTGAAGATGCGACCGTTGCACTTGAAGGGATGAGAATTGCAGTCGGCGGCGACTACCGATGGCGCGCGCTGCTTTCCGTGCTGCACATCATCGTCGGCTTGCTTTTGGAAATACGCGACTCACGGCCGTTGCCAGTTGCGCGACCGGATGAGCCCCATTTGCCTAAACAGTGAGCGCCGGCAGGTCGGCCGGATCCATGGCCGGATAGACCGTGATCGTCTTGATATAGGTCTGGAACAGTTGCTGTCCGTCGCCGTCGAAGCCCGACCAGCCGAGCTGCGCATCCGTCGCCGATGAAGCGGCATAAGCCTTCGTGGATGTCACCGCGGCGTTGCCGTCATGGCTCCAGGCAAACTCATGGTTTCCGGCACCGACGTCGCGGTTGAACGTCAGCGCAATCTTGTGGGCGCCTGCACCAGAGATCGACGCCGATAGGCTGAGCGAGGTCTGGTCGGTCACGCTTCCGTCGATGGTCGCGAGGTCGTAAGACGTGGCATCGCCGAAAATCGCGGCATTGCCTAGGTAGAGCAGGAACCCGGCAAGAGAGGACGGCGTGGTCACTTCGAACAGGACCGTCATGCCCTCCGCGAGACCGGCCACCAGATCGGACAGGAAGGCGCCGATCGGGGTCGGTCGGTTGTCATTGTCGAAATTGATGTACATGCCAGAGCCGCTGACCGCGGAGGCATCGAACCCGCCGCTGAGCAGAGCCGAGATCGGCCTTTGCGCCGCGCCCGCGAAGTAGCGGCCATTGACGAAGTCAAGGCAGGTGGTAGCGCCGTCCGGCACCCAGATTGGCCTGAATGACCCGCTCAGGCCCGGCAGCGCGCCGTCAGCCTGCGGCGCCAGCACGCGCAGCGAGCGGATCGCCATGGCGAAGTCCTGCATGATGCCGCCGCCGCCATAGTCGCCAAGCACGGCGCCCGTTGGCGAGAGGCTGAAGCTGCTGGATGTATCCGACACCACAGCCCGCCCGTCGATCGAGAATGCCAGCTTGGCGTCCGTTCTGGTGATGGCGACCCGGTGAACGCCCTCGAGCACCTGTTCGCCATCGGTGGCTTCGCGGAAATTCGGCCCGGCAAAATCCTGGGCATCCATCGCGTAGCTGAAAGCATAGCGTCTCAGGACGATGGAATTATCGTCTCCGGCGCCGGACACGACCAGGGGATAGACGTTGCCGGTGTTGTCGTAGTGCTCCCACTCGACGACGATCGTCCAGTTGGCCGTCAGGACAAGCGCCAGAAGGTCGCCGATCATAGCGACGGCGGAATCCTGGTCCGGAATCATCAGGCCGTTGCCCGGGTCCACGAGCCCGGGTTGGTCGATGATATCGGCCGCGGTGACCGGCACGCCGGCAACGCTGTAGGCGCCATTGACGAAATCGATCGAGGCCAGCGAGGCGACGACAGAACCGCCCCGCCGCTGCGCCAGCGTGCCGAGCATCATGCGGTGACGTCCTCGTCGAACAGGCCTATGGCGTCCCATTCGTCGGTCGCGACTTTCTTCAGGGTCACGGTCGCGCCCATGGTCGAGACGCGGTTCAGCAGGCCATCGGGGAAATTGATCGTCGGTCCCGCCGTCGCCGTTTCGAAGACGATCGCGCCGGTGCTGGCCACGCGGAAAGAAATCTCAGCGTCGATGGCGAAGGCTACGTCGGTATTGAGCGGCATCAGGACCGTGGCATCGGTCGAGCCGGTGTGGCGCTTGTAGCGGTTGGCGTCGGCAAGGACGAGGACATATGTGCCGTCGGTGGTAAGATCGAGCTCGTCGGTGATCGATGGCCGGAACGCAGCCTGGGGAAGCGTGAACGGGCCGAAGGTCAGGCCGTCGGGGTAGTAGATCGTCCATTGGGTGCCGACCACAGTCATGTTGGACGGCGGCACAGCAACAGGCGGGTTGTCCTCGATATCGCTCAGACGCTCGTCGAGCCCTTCGAAATTGTCGTCGACCTCGTCGGGGGTGAGGTTCGATCCCTTCACCCGGCGGTAGGTAGGTGCCATGTCGTGAGCCTCGTCAGGAAGTATGGCCGGGCTGGCGCTTCAAGAGCACCTGCAATTGCCCGGTGTTGGTCTCGGTCTGGTCCAAGACGCGGAGCGCGAGCGCGTGATAGGTGCGGTCCTTGTAGGTCGCCGATATCCCATGCACATCGAGCGCGAAGGTGTTCTGCTGCGCCAGCGCGGGATCGAAAGTCGCCCAGAGCGGCACATCGCCGCCGACCGGTATGGGCTGCGGATCGGAAATGAAGGCCTGCGCCACCAGTTCACCGTTCGCGGTCAGGCCGGTGAACCAACTGTTCTTGCTCGGCAGGCTGATGTCGGGATGACTGCCGGTCGGCGCAAGCCAGCGGACGAATGGCTGCCTGCTGCCGCCGTCGGTGAGACCGTTCACCTTCCAATTGTCGAACGACGTCGGCGCCGGCGCTTCGGGCATGCCTGAGACCGACACCTGCCCGGACGGAATCTCGGTGAAATCGCTGCCGCGCGATTCGTAGACCTTGGGCGGCAACGGATCGAAAGACGGCGTCGTCTGGCTGGTGAACGCCTCCGAATGGGGCTCGACGAACGCAGGCCCTGGCCCTGTGCCTCGTTCGCCTTGCGGTGTCGATATCGTCTTGATGGCTATGGAGACCATCAGGAAGGTGCCTGTCCAATGGACCTCGGTCAGCCATGTGAAGGGATCGAGCGGGACAGGCCGATCGATCGTGCCGTAGCCGTCGGCGCTCATTTATAGTCGCCGGGCTTGGCGAGGTTGAGCGCGATGTATCGACCGTCGTCGCGGCTCACCAGCACGACGCGCGTGGCAAAGCGCGCCATCACATACTGGTCGGGATCGTCGGGGTTCTCGATGCGCTTGGTCACCCAGCAGCGGGAGACCTCGTCATATTCCGCAATGTGGATTTCCTTCGGCTCGTCATCCTTGTTGCCGTCGTCGGGCCACTGGATGTTCATGCCCGGGTTGGTCGGCTTGTCCGGTGTGACGACCGAAAACCTGGACGCCTTGCCGAAACGGATATGGGCATCGCCGCCTTCGTCCGGTTTGATCCGGGACAAGGCCCGCTTGAGAACTCTATCGCCATTGTTGCTGGCAATGATGGAGAACCGCGCGCCGCTAGTATTCCGGCCGGCCTGCCAGGGATCCGGAATGCCCTGAATGGTGAAACCGTCAGCCATCACGCCGCCTCGAGGTCGATCGTCTTCGGCACTTGGAGGGCGCTCACCGTGATCGGATAGTCGGTGATGAACGGCCCGCCCTTCAGCACCTTGAGGTCGCTGTCGACTTCAGTGAAGACCTGGTTCAGCGCGTCGACAGCGGCGTTTATGTCGGGCATGAAAGCGTTCAGCACCGAGCGCTGCGTGGGCAGAGGGTTGATGATCGTGGTCTGTATGACCAGCGTTGCCGGACTCATCACGAAGAAGTCGATGCCGTCGTCATTCGGCGAGATCGAACCAAACTCTTCGTAGGTGACCTCGCCGGCAACAGGCGTATAGGTCTGGCCGTCGTAGATCTGGTAGCCTTCGTCGACATAGCCTTCGCCGACATAGGACGGCGTGCCGTCGCTGATCTCGACCGTGTTGCCATTGCCGATCGAGCAACCGATGGTCACAGTTGCCAGCATCTGGCCGTCGGCAGCGGTCAAGGAATATCCGATGATTTTGCCTACGGCCTCCCCGCCCGGAATACGACGGTCGGCGATGCGAGCATTCTTGCGACAGGATAGTGCCAGCCCAGCGCTGAACGGCGCGGCGAAGGTGACCGAGATGGCGCGGCCGCGCTCCAGGATCGCCTTTCGTGCAAGGCAGATCAGGAATTCAAGGCTCTGGCGCCCGCGAGCGGTTGGCAGGTAAGCGCGATTGCGCACATCGACAATCGGCAGGCCGAACGGATTTTCCGTGCTCACAGCATCGATAGGTTCGTCCGCGTCGCCGGACACCTTGATCTCTTCGACGTCCTCGCCTGCGGGATCGGTGACGAGCGCCTGGCAATCTGCGGTCAGTGTGAAGGAAATCGTTTCCTGCCGGTTGCGTGAAACATCGTAGTCAATCTCATAGACCGGCTTCATTGCCCAGACCGGAAACTGCCCTGTGCCATTGGTCATGATGACCTGTTGGAAATCCTCCGGGACGACTGTTCCGTCGGCCCTGGTGATTGAGCAGTCGCCAAAGGTCCAGCCGCCGCCGATGCGATCTCCCTTCTCCGGGAAGTCCAGCATCAGGCCGTCGCCAGTCAGCGACTTGATCAGGTGGCCGTCGCCGGAGCCGGCTAGTGTGAACGCCTTAACCAGTTCTGCGGTGAAATCGACTGTACCTGCCGCGTCCTGCGACCAATTGATCTCGGCCGAGACCTTCACGGCGGAAAGCGGCGGCTGGCTGTAGGAAATGTCGAGACTGGTCGCGATGAAGCCGTCGTCGAAGTCGATCAGGCCATCCTCACCGTTGAGGATGTCAGAAGCTGTCACCGCATGCGTCACGCGGTCGATATGCCAAGCTTTCGTATAACCCTGAAGCACCGAATCTGGATCGTCGCGCTTGTCCTCGCTCACGAATATCGCATCCCAGAAAGGCGCCACCTTCATGCCGTCTGCCAACGCGCGCTTGGTCGTGTCGTAGGCGGCAGGTCGTGCAAGAAGCGTCAAGGCAATGGCGTTGCCTTGTACCTGCTGCGGCACGCCGACCACGCGACCGAACAGCAAGGGCACAACGTCCGCCGTCGGGTTCAGCGGATCGGCATAGGATAGCCACGCCCATTGATCGCGGCCTGGCGACAACAGCCCGACGCGCGGGTTTCGGACAGTGACGTCCACCTTGGCGAAATTGCTCTCGGCATGGGTCAGAGAAATGCCGATGACCTTCTCGTCCTCGACTTGGTGTTCGATCCCGAAGGTGGTTTCGGTCGGTGCCACCCATGCGAAAAAGAACGGGCCGGACATCAAATTTCCTCGAGGTCGAGGCGCCAGCCCGCGTCGGCGTCCCATTCCGTGAAATTAGTGCTGAAGCTGACAACGCGCATCGCGAGCAGCGGGCGGTAGAAGGTGAAGAGGCCTTCAGTGCGCGTTGCAGGATCGTCCGTGGTGCTGGCCAGCGGGCGCTCGGGCGAACCGGACGTCGTCAGATAGGAAAGCTCGGCGACACAACTGACGCTCAATTCCATGCCCTGCCAGACGCCGGAAAGCGCCGGCATTTGCTGGTCGGTGCAAGTGACGGTCGACTTGTATTTTCGAAACGTCGAGCCGTCCGATAGGTCGATGAGCTCGCCATTGACGGTCCGCGCCAATTGCGAGCCGGCGTCGATCGGGTCGAGCGTCTGGTTGATGTTGCGCGCAGAGTATGGCGGCACCCCGATCGGATCGAGGCGAAGGAGCGTGATTTCTGCCATCGCGTCAGGCCTTGGTCAGCGCCAGGCCGACCGAGAAGCGGGCCAGCTTATCGACGGCGGAATCCTCCGCGATCATCCGGGCCACTTCATTACGGGACGGGCCATATTGAAGATCCACGCGGACCAGTTTGCCCGAGAGGCCGCTGGCTCCAGCCGGCGCCAGATCGGAAACAGCCTGACCGCCACCGGCAAAGCGCGGGATCGCCATTGAGCGATTGATGCTGTTGACGAAGCCGCCGATCTTGAACCCGCGAAGGCTTTTAAGCGACGGCACCACGCCCTGATTGATGGCATTCAGGAAGCCGAGACCGAGTTTCTTCACCGCGGCCGCCTGGATGACGAATTCTCCATTGGAAAGCCAGGCCAAGATGCTGTCGCTGCGCGGCCCACCCTTGCCCGTGACATGGCCGCCAGAGGCAAAGCCGGATGAGGAGTCACCGCCAGAGTCGCCGCCGCCAAGGCCTGCCAACTGCTTCAAGCGTTGGATCGCAGCGGAAATCCGGCTGATCAGGCCGTCAATAAAGCTGCCGATGCGGCTAAGGGCCGAACTGGCGACACTGGCGATTTCATTCCAGATCCCAGCGATACGCGCCTTGACCGTTTCCCACGCCGGGAGGAACCCCAGCACCACTTGCGCCGCGCGCGACGCAGCACCCGACAGGATAGCGATAATGATATCGGCCACGCTCTGAAACACCGACGTCACGATGTCGATCTGCGCGCCCCAAAGATTGAAGAATAGCGCCGGCACGTCGGCCGACAGTTTCTCGAACAGACCCACCACCAGATCGATCTGCGCCTGCCAAAGCGAGACGAACTGATTGGCTGCGGCCGCCGTGAGAGCGATGAAATTGTCCCAGGTGAACAAAGCCGTCATTGCGGCAAATGCCTGGCCGACAAGTTGGAATTGAAACACCCATAGATCGACGAACGTCGCGCCGGCCTGCTGAGCGGCCGCGATGATATTATCCCAGGTGAATACGGCCGAGACAGCCGCCCAGGCCTGTTGCGCGCCAGTGACCAGAAAATCCCATGCGGCCTGTGCTGCGGCTTTAATCTGATCCCAGAAGACGATCACTGCCGCAGTTGCCGCAATCAGTCCCGCGATGATCAGAGCGGGCCAGCCGACGAGGAAGGCGATGAGGCTAATGAACTCCGTGGCCCCCGTGATCAACGCGCCAAAGAACGCTCCTGCCGACGCGATAAGACCGCGACTGAACACAAAGGCCACAATGGAGCCAAGCAGCCGGAAGGTAGCGATAAGCGCGGTCGCCGCAGACCCAATGGCACGGAAGACGCCCAGCAACTGCAGCAGCGCGGCACCGATCAGAAGTTGGCCGTCGGTGATCTTGGTGCCGAAAACCTTGTTCAGGGCATCGGCAACCAGTTGCGCGCTCTCCCGCACTGCCTTGAATAGCGGCAGGACGACGTTGTTCATCACCGCGAAGACGTCTCGACCGAAACCGATGATCGCGTCGCGCCAGATCAGGATCCACGGGTTTCGCACCCGATCGTCCGCGCCGATCAGAGCGAATAGGATGTCGCGAATGCCTTCCAGAATTTTCTGATTGAGCGCTCGGCCGAAGGCGAGGATGGCATCCTTGTTCTGCACGATGACGTCACGCAGGCCGGCCGCCAGCGCAGTGACCCCCGGCGCAAAGATCAGGCCAAGCTGATCGCGAATGCCCTTCGTGGCCGCCGATACTTCGTCCAGGGTGTCTCCAAGTGCATCCCCGACGTCCGCCTGAGACTTGGTGAAGACGATTCCGAGCCGTTCGGCTTCCTTGCCGAGTTCCTTGATCCCCTCCCTGCCCTGGTTGAGGAAAGGGATAAGCTGGACACCAGCTTTGCCAAAGAGCTCTATCGCCAGCGCGCTCTTGCGCGGGCCGTCCGGCATCTTGGAGAAGACGTCGGCCAAGTCCCCGATGATGTCTTCCGTCGACCGCAGATTGCCCTGCGCGTCCTTGACCTTGATGCCAAGATCTTTGAAGACGTTGCCGCTCTGCTTAACCGTGTTCGCGGCCTTCTTCACCGTACTGCCGAAACGCGTCACGGTGACGCCGAGCTGGCTGAAGGTTTCGGTCGTGAAGCCTGCGCCTTCGGCTATGGTCGATTGCGCATCGCCAAGCGCGCCGGCGGCCTTGTTACCTTCATTGGCGGCCTCAGCGATGGCCTTGTTGAGGCGAGACATGCCGGCAACGAACTGGTCCTGATCGACGTCTGCCTGTTTGGCAGCGAAGGACAGGCGCCCGTAGGCATCAACCTGCAGGCCAGTCTTCTGCGCCGCCTTGCCGGCCTGGTCGGCCGCCTCAGCGCCTGATTTTGCCAGTTCGAGCAATCCAGCCGCTGCCGCGGTCGAAGCCGCTGCCAAACCCGAACCGAGAAGGGCAAGCCGTTTGCCGACAGTCGCGATACCGCCGCCGAGCGTCTTGAGGCTGGCGCTGAACTGCCCGAAATTGGCCTTGACCGCGGCGGCCTGAATCTGCGCGAAAGCTTTCTCGCCGGCATCACCAAGGGCCTTCAATTGGTCCTTGATCGCATCGCCGCCTTCAAGGGCGATGCGCTGGACGATGGTGTTCTTCGCCATCAGTCGACCTTCAGGTTTTTGAGATAGAGTTCGCCGAGGCGGCCAGAAACGCGGCTCACGATGTCGCGGATATGGAATTTCTGCCGGATGTTGACGCGCGGTACGCCAATGTAGAGAGGCACCAGCACTTCCCGGCCCCGTCCGTTAGGATTGCGACCGCGCTTGAGCTGCGATAGCGAGATGCCTTTTGCCCGCGTATCGGTGGTTCGGATGTAGGCACCGAGCAGCGGAGGCTTGCCGGGCCGCTTGATCGAATAGAGCGGGTGCCCGACCTTCTGTCTATAGTCGGACGGCTTGATGCGCCGGCCGCCGCGCCCCATCGGCGCATCGCGCAGCGGAAGCCAGAGCAGCGGCTTGCCGGCGACGACGGCGCCCTCTTCGAACACGCCTGCGTAGACGATTTTGTGATAGATCAGCGCCGCAGCATCCATGGAATACTGGCGCTTTGGATAGATATTGGCTCGAAGCGCGTTCTGCCATTTCTTGGAGAAGCCGGCAGCGGCGATGTCTGCGCGACCTTCGGCCTTGACGATATTGGCTGCCTCGGTGATCGCTGAAGTCCCGGCGAAGGCGATAGGGTCTTGCATCGCCGCCATGGCTTGGGCGAATTCGACCTTCTTATAGTCGTAGCGGAATCGCGCCATTTGCCCTTAGCTCTGGGTTGTGCTTGTATTTTATCGGGAGGGGCTTCCGATGAGACTTGCGGGCTTGCTTTTTGCGCTCGTCGCAACCAGTGCGGTCGCCGGCGACAAAGTATTGATCGACCCAACCGAGTTCATGGTGTCATGGCCGGATCTGATCGGGCGCGACGTGGTGATCACAAAGGGCCGGATCGTGGGCGCCAGCGACGCGATGATGCTGCTGTCACTACCGGGCGGTAACGTCATCCTTTATCCGCCATGGGTCGACCGTGACGATTTGCGGCCGCTATTCGAACACTGCACCAGCATCCTCACTGATGATCGCTGCGACGTTGCCGCAGAAGGCGTCGTCGGCAAGATGCGGATCGGCAATGGCCCGCAGTTGAAGAATGTCGACTTCTTCAAACCGGTCGATCGCTAGACAATTCGCGCTGCAAAGCTTTTACCTTGCCTGGCTCGCCGCGCGCCGCGGCGGCTTGAATTGCAAGGCTTTCGCCCATCTCGCGCCTTGCGTCGGCTTCTGCGAATTTGAGCGCGCCCATCAACTGGCGCGGCGTCATGCGCCAGAGCACGTCCCATTCGTAATTGTGGCGCCGCTTGAGCCTCGTTATCGCTTCCGCGATTTCGTAACCGGCGCCTTTGGCGATGCTTCTGCCGCTGCCCCCGCGACCGCCCCCAGCGCCTGCAGTTTCGCGACGAAGGGGCCTATTCCGTTTGGGAGCGTCACCTTGATGATTGCGGCCAGGAGATCGGCCTGCACCTCGATCGTGAGGCGGCCCGCGGCCTTCTGCTGTTGCTCATCGCCCGGAAAGCCACAGCCCGCTGCAATGATCGCGGCGATGGCGTCGCCGCTCATGGCGAGCAGGCTTTGCACGTCCAGTTCCTTGCCGGCCATCAGCTTCTTGATTTCCGGGAAGTGGGCGATCAGTGATGCAACACCCGCCGCGGAGACGCCAAACACCTCGATCTGCTTGCCGCCGACAGTCACCTTTTCCGTCAGCGGCGCGATGTCCAGAAGTCCAACCATTACGCAGCCTCGGTGATCGTCATGGTGCCGAAGTCGGACGTGCCGTCGGTGTAGGTCGTGGCGAGCAGGTCGCCCGTGATTTCGATCTGGCCGAAATCGGCGTCCTCGATCGGCGAGAAACTGCCGGTCGGGCCGAACGAGACCTGCGGAAACACGCCGTGGACCTTGTTGCCGACATTGTTGTCGCCGACGAACTCCAGCGCGCCGGTGATGGCGCTCTTCGACATGATGCGGATCGACTTCACGCCGTCCGTCACGTCTTCCGGATCGTCCGACATCAAGAGCAGGCCGAGGTTTTCCGCCGTGATCTCGTCGAGCACGATACGGATCTGCACCGCCTGGTTGTTGTACTGCGTGAAGTCGGTCTTCTTCGAGCCGCCACGGGTCTTCTTGTGCTCGAGCTTGTCCTGCGAAGGCGTCAGTTCGCATTCGACGATGTTGCCAAGGTCGCGCTGAACACCGCCGGTCGGCGTCCAGAGGGCATAACCCGTGCCCTGGAAATAGTTCGTGTTGCTGGGAGAGTCAGCCATGGACCGATCCTTTCGGTGATTTGCCCGTCACCGGGCGGTTGAGAAGGGGGAGCTCAGGCCACTTCGTCGGGCTTAAGCACGTAGGTGAAGGTGAAGGCGACGCCGATGCCGCCTTCCATGGACTTGCCCCGCTCGGTAGCCGTCATTGACCCCTGGTAGCGGATTGACCGGCCATTGACCGTAAGGCCGAGCAAGGTCGCGTCGTTCACGACTGCCTTGATGAGCTTGGCCCGGTATGCGTTCAACTTGGTGCCGACATCTTCGGCCTTTCCCTTGAGCCGAAACTGGACCTCGGGTGTCATGTCGACGAGACGGATCGTTGCCGCAGATCGGCCGGCCGGATCGGTGTCGCGGGCCGTTTCCTCACCGTCGAACAGGATCACCGCTGGCAGATTGGCCGCTGCAGGATCGGCCTCGTTGCGGATGGCATTGAGAGACGTATCTACAGCCTCGGCGACTATGAGCAGCCGAGCCAGGATTGCTTCGCGCGGATCCAAGTTTTCAGGCCTCGTCGGACACGATCAGTCTGATTTCGCCATAGCCTTCGCCGGTCGGCGCAGGGACGGTTTCATGGGTCTTCACCACCCATGTCTTGCCGTTGATCGTGAGAGAAGCGTCCCGAAGGTCTTTCGGATCGACATCGGCCAGGTCCACAGCCTTCACCATCGCGGACGGCTTCACGTCGAGCACGTCGGCGCCGCGGAAGTTGAGCGCAACCGGAGCCGTCTTGTCGATCGCCCGCAGTTCGATCGGCACGTCGCCGCACGCAACGACGAGCACGGCATCCACCGCCAGCGGCGAGTTGTAGAGCGCGTCGTAGTGCACGTCCCAGACGCTCATTTGCCGGTTCTCGTCTTCGGAGTGAAGTTGAATTCCCAATGGCCGACCCGGTCGGCCCCGGCGGCGGCGTCGATGTGTGCGACATATGGCGTGCCGGCGGTCAGTTGCAGCGTGTCCTTCAGGATGCCGCGGTAGTTGCCTTCCGGCTCGGTGCCGTCGGTCGAAGTCAGCGTCAGCGGCCATGTCTGGCCGGCGACGTCGGCGCCGTCGGCATCCTTCACGGTGACCGTGACATCGGCGTCGGGAATGAACTCGCCCTCCACCGCGCTTTTCAGCCCGACCACCTCGATCAAGTTGGTGTTGGCGACATAGACGATGCAGCTCATTTCTTGCTTTCCCCGTTCGCGCCGGAGGCGCTCACCGCCTCTTACTGCGGATCAGTCCTGATCTTGGCCGAGAGAGCCGGCGATGCGTCAATGCCGGCGGAGATCGCTGTTTCCATCTCGACGGCGCCCGCGAGAACCGGCCGGATGCGGATTTCTCCGAGGATCAGCGTTGCCACCGGGGGCAGCACGGCCTCTGCCCAGCTATGGCCCCAGGATGATCCCCAGGAACCGCCCCAGACGTCGGTCATGCCGGGCGCCACTCGTTTCCGGTTGTGCCGGCGCCCTGAACCGTCACGCCGTTGACCTTTTCGATATTCGCGTCGACTGCACCGCCGGTGAAGGCGAGGCTATCCGTCTTCGTCTTCACCGCGTCGACCTTGTCATCGGTCGCGGCGAGGTTGGCGGCGGTGGCGAGCGCGGCATCGGCGATTGCCGTATCGACCTCGGCGTTCACATCGGCCGCCGAGAGGTTGTTGAGCGCGGCGATGTCGGCGATGATGGTATCAGCCTTGCTATCCGCAGACGGCGCATGCACGCCCGCTTGGAAGATGGCGTCGCCCGTGGTGCCGGCACCGAGGTGATCCGCCATGGCGACATCCCAGACGGCTGCGGAGACATCGCTGGCATCGAGCGTCGAGAAGCCCGTCGCCGTCGACCAGGCGCCGTCGCCGTGGCTCTGCAGCGCCGTGAAGCTGGCCGAGATGCCATCTGAAAGGTCGGACAGGCCGGCGGCGGTCGCAAGCGACGCGATCTGGCTGTCGAGATTGGCCGAAGCAAGGCCGACCGCGTTGCGGATGTCGGCCTGGCTCAGATTGTTGAGGCCGGAAATCTGGCCCGACAGCGAATCCGTCGCCGCGATGATCAGCGACTGGTCGGCCGGGTCGGACGGCAGGTTGTCGGTCTTGGTCTTGATCGCCGTGATGCCGGCATTGTCGGGCGCGGTGTAGCTGAACGTCGCCATGCGGCTCGAGATGTCTGCGTCGAGATGGTCGAGCAGGCCCGCGCGGGTGCTGGTGAGCCGCCCGAGCAGTGTGGTCGTGCCCGAAGTATCGGCGCCAGCATAGGTCGATCGGGTCGAAACATCGGCATCCAGATGTGCGATGCGCGTATCGCCTATCGCTGTCAGGCCGGCACCGTTTGCGCCGATGCGCGCATAGGCGTCGCCGGTCATGGCGGGCGCGGCAGAGCCTTTCCAGTCGACGACGTTGACATCGACCTGGTTGGACACGGTGAAGGTCAACTGGTCCGTCTTTGCCTTGATGGCCGCGACCTCGGTATCGACATAGCCAGCCACCGTGGCGATATCGGCACTCACCGAAGCGCCTGCCGGAGCGCCGATGCGCGAATAGACATCAGTCGCGGTGTTGTCGATCAGTTGCACGTTTTCCGCCGACAGCACCATGCCGGTGGCGCCGGCAATGGCCACGACCACGCTCTCTGCACCGGAAGCAAAGGCGGCATCCGGCACGTCCAGCCGGTAGAGGCCCGGCATGTTGGTGGCATCGACCTCCTTGAACCCGCCGGACGACCATGAGGAATTGGCAGCGGCAAGCGTCGCCAGCGTGATCGCCGTCGCCGAGCCGCCATTGCGGCAGTAATAGGCGATCAGGCTCGACGTGTTATAGGCGAGCCCTGTCTTGCGGCCGCCGGTCGACGAGGTCGAGTCGAACACGTCGAAATAGAGAGACTGCGAGGTCGCGCCTTTCTTGATGGTGCGGCTCATTTCGAAACCTTCATCTTCTTCAAGGCGACCAGCTCGCGGCGCATTTGCACGCCCCGTTGGTTGACCCGACGTCGGAACCGATCGTCAGCGTTGCGCTGGCACCGATGACCTGGGCACCGAACTGAGCGCCGTGCCTTGCGCCGACACTCACGGCCACATCGTTTGTGATGCCTGTCAGGGCTGGAATAGCGGTGGACTGCTGGTTCGTGGACAGCGCGACAGCAAACCCGCCGGCGTCGACGGCGAGCGAGAGATCGGTCAGGCTTTCATTCCCGGCTGTGGCGTGCGGCGCGGTTGTCACGCCGCCCATGCGGTAAAGATCCAGCGCGCGATAATTAGCGTTGTTGCCGGATTCCGTCATGACGATGTCGCCGCTCGTCAGGGTATTCTCGGCGACATACCATATCTCGGAATTCAATTGACGCGTGTTGCTGTTGGCGCCTCGAACTGCCCGCGTCGCAGCCACGCCACCGATGGTCATCGATGTTACGCTGTGGGCACCAGCATCGGTTGGCAGGCACCAGCTATAGACGGCGACCAGAACTCGTGATGACGGGTGTACCGAGCCAAAGTTGAGGCCGGTTATCGACCAGCTGAGGAAAGAAGTGCCAGCAGTTCGTTGATCGACCAGAAACTCGGTAACCGGAGGAGCGCCCAGCACAAAAGGAGCCCCGTCGAACGACCAGGGACGCAGGCCGATAATGCCCACGTCACACCCCCCACACCAGCGCCTGATCGGCGGCGCGCACGAAGATCATGTTCGAGCCGCACCAGGAGTGCAGAACAAAGCCCTTCACCGCCATCAGCGCGTCGAGCTCGGCGGCGTTGCTGCCTGAGCCATTGTCGGCTTCGGCGATGATGACGCGCGGGCCGCCGTTCTCGCCGAAATCGGCTTCTCGCAGCACGTCGACATCGATGCCCTCGACGTCGATTGAAAGCAGATCCGGCCAGGCACCATCGGCGAAACACTCGATGAGGCTGGTCAGGGTCAGGGCCGACACCGGCACACGCCGCACGATGCCGAGCGTCATTGCCGTGGCGGCATCGAGCGTGAACCGGCCGGGGTCGCTGTCAGTGTGATAGAAGCTGTAGCGCCCGGATTCCGGCGCGACGGCCATGCACAAATTCTTGTCCTCCGGCCGATGCTTCACGAACAGCGCATGCTGCGCCTCGTTCGGCTCGACATTGATGCCGCGCGAGCCGCGCTCATAGAGCAGCGCCGTGTTCGACAGGTCGAACGGGTGATAGGCGCCGACATCGAGATAGGACGGCTTCTCGATGCCGAGCCGCTTGAAGATGTTGAGCACGGCGAGATCGTCGCCATGCTGCGCATAGGTGCGGCCGCCGAACCACTGGTGGGGATGGGAAGTCATCACCAGCGAATCCGCCAAACGAAGAAACCAGCGAGAGCCCAGCAGGCAACCGACGGAACATACGAGACGATCTCGGCAAAGGCGTGAGCGTTCATTTCGTTCCCTCCACAACCGCCGTCTCGATCCAGTTGAAGCGCTCGCCGATGACGCGGCCATGGCCTTCGACCGCGACCAGGTCGGCATGGCTGGACTGGCCGGGCTCGCAGGGCTCGATGTCCTCGAAGCCGGCATAGAACAGGCAGGCTTCCAGCAGCCCTTGCGTCCAGATCGCCTTGTGGCCATGCGCGTTGATGATGGCGTGCATGGCGCCGCGGCGATCGGCCGACGGACCCCATTTGCGGGCGAAGTTGAAATAATCCTGGTCGCCGCGCTTCCAGATATTTTCCAGGCTCGGCACCGCGATGCGGATGACGCCGCCGGCTTTGAGCACGCGTCGGCATTCGGCGAAGAAGGCGAGCGCCTGGCGATAGTCGACATGCTCGACGACATGCTCGGCGAAGATGAAGTCGGCGTGCTCGTCCTCGAACGGCAGCGGCTTGGTGATGTCGACCTCGCCGTCATAGTTGCACCAGCCGGTGATGCGGTTTTCGCCACAGCCGAAGTTGAGCTTGATCGTGGGGGCTTCCGCCTTCCGCGCCGGCGGGATCGCGGCCTTGACGAAGGCATCAAATGCCGACTGCGGGCAATGCGTTATCCAGTCGAAGGACGCGGCATTCTCGGCGGTGATTTGGCCCTTATCGCCGCGCTCGGCCTTGTATGGGATATCGGCGTAACCATTGCCGAGAATGTCGCCGATCACCTTTTCCGGTTCGGGCTTGGCCTTGCGGTTCTGCCAGTCATATTTGCCGATGAAGCCGGAGGACCGAAGCCACTCGACATTGAACATCATCAAACCGGTCTCGACCCAACCCTTTTCCTTGCGTTTGGTGCCCGACACATTCGGCGAAATGACCGGGTGATAGATGCAGTTCTTGATGCTTTCGAGATACGTGATCTCCGGCGCGACCGGCATCTGAAACAGGCTGTCGCCTTCAATGTGGACGACATAGTCATAGCCCCCATCGATCGCCGCCTGCAGGCCCCAGGTGAACGCCCGGCCCCAGCCGTCGCGCCCACCGCGCGCCAGATGGCCGATATTGTCGCCGAAGTCGTGGACCCTGACGCCGGATTGCGCCTTCCACGGATAGGGCGACGCGCTGTCGACCAGCAACAGGTCGCAGCCGGGGTTGAGATGCTTGTGCAGCCTCTGCCATTGCCCGACCAGCCTGGCCCTGTCCTCACTGTCGACGAAGACCGTGCCGAAGATCAGTGTGCGGAGCCTTGGCGCGGAGTGCTCGTCCACGAAGGACGTCAGCTTCGGCAGCGCGGCATTCAAATCGATGTGCTTGTCGCAGGCGTGTCGCTGATTGAAGCACTCGCACGGCTTCACAGGCTCGATTGCCAGCGTGGGGGCGAGATGCGCGCCGACGGCATTCGTTGTACGATAGCTTTCGTGCCCGCCGTAAACGCACACCACAGGCGTTCCGACCGCTTGAGCCAGGATAGGCGTGAAGCCCGGATTGGCGAAGATAAGCGCGGCCTCGGCAAACAGCCCGGCCAGCGTTTCGAACTGCGCCTCGCCTTTGTGCAGTTTGAGGTCTGCGTCCTGCTCCTCGCCGACGATATATTCGCCGTTGTCACCCAGATTGCAGACCGACACGACGAAGAACCGGTCACGGATGGCCTGGTAGAGCTTGGCGTAGGCATCCGCGTCAGGGCTGCGCGCCGGGCATTCCCAGAGCTTGTTCAGCGTGATCGGACGATAGATCATCACCGGCTTGCTGGTCGTGTTGTGCTTGGCCAGCAACGCCTTTGCCGCGGCCCGCCATTCCGGCTTCACCGGCAGCGAGAAATCAGGCTGCGCCGGCATCTTCAGTTTCGCCGAAGCGAACTGCGACGCCATCAGCGAGCCGTTGACCTTGGTTGAGCGCGGATCGTAACTGATCCTGATGCCTTCCTTGCCCCATTGTCGGGCGCCAAGGGAATTGCCGCCGTCCTTGATGCGCGGCGCGATGCGGTCGCTCATCTGGACTTCCAGGCCCTCGGCGACCAGATCGTGATACATCGAGGTATAGAAGGTCTGCAGCGTGACATTGTGCTTGCGCATCAGCTCGCGCACGACGGCGCGCTGATGGAGGCAGTCGCCTATGCCGAGCATGCCACGAACCACCAGCGCAGGTTTCTTCGCCGGCAGACGCTGCAGCATGGATATGACCTCCTCGAACGGAACTTTCGGCCAGACGTCTATCGCGCTGTCTGGATTGGCGTTTATGACCTCGACGCCGGCCGCCTTGAGCGATGGCGCGATGGCCCGGAATTCTGCGGCGTGATCGTCAAAGCAGCGCTTGACCATCGGCCATGGATAGGCAGCAGTGTGGTGATGGCGCTTGCCGTCAGGTGCAACCTTGCCATCGACCCCGAGAAGCACGACGCGCGTGCAGCCGAGATGGACCGCCAGATTGATGGCGCCGGTGACCGAGGTTCGCGACAGTGCGAGCTGCGTCGGGTCGGTCGCGATGCCCTTGGCGGGGTCGATCTTCAGCAACCGCTCAACATCGCGCGGCCCGCCGCCGGAGGTGGTGACGAAGCGCCCGGTGAACGACCCGACATCTGCCTTCCATGCCTTCGGCGGGTCGCTCCACCATCGGGCATCGGCAAAGAACAGGATGTCGGCGTCGGGATACGCAAGAACCGCCGAATTGATGGCGATGACCCGCCGCCCCTTGAGGAGCGAGAGGTCGAGATTTCGGACGGAAGCACCGCCCGCAAGGACAAAGGCTGTGAGGCCTTCCCAATCGCGGGCGATGCTCGACATGCAGTTCGGGGAGGAGCACGAACCGCGTGTTACGAACCGGCTTTGCCGCGCTGCAGCGAGTCCGGCTTGGTGCAAAGGCAGATGGCGTTCATCTGCATTTCCAGCATGCGGGCCTTGCCATTCGGCGTCGGGTATTGCTTCGCGTAACGCGGCAGGCCGGTGGTGTTGACGGTCTCCTCATAGTCCGCCGGCGCGTACCGGGTGATGAAGAGTTCCGGCACGCCGGCCGCGACGAACTTCGCTTCAGTAAGCGAAACGAGCGGCGCGTTGGTATTCGCCGCCTTCGCCTTCGGGCGAGTGTGGTAGCGTATCCAGGAGATGCCGCCGAACTCGAAAGGCATGCGCGGATCGCCGCGGAGGGCGACGGCGGCCTGCCAGTTCTTGTATGTGTCAGCCACGGCCTGGTGCTTCCACAGGTTAAGCAGGAAGGTGTCGCCGGCGATGCCCCAGACTCGCGAAGGGCGCCCGCGGCCTTCCAATGCGTCGTCGGTCTGGTCGAGCACCTGCTGGCATTTGCCCAAAACGTCGCTCGAGGCATTGGTGAGATCGAAGGCGATTTCCGCCGGCTGCGACACGTCGAACTTGTCGAACGTGTCGAGGATGGTGTTGCCTGCCTTGTTCAGGACGAGGCCCTTGATGGCGCCGACGCGCAGGTGCTCCATCGTGAAGTCGAAAGCGCGCGCGTGGCGAGCCATCTTCATGTTCACGCGTTCCTGTACGGTCTCAAGCTGGTCTTCGGTGCCGAGCCGGCGAACGCCCTGCACTTCCTCTGCGGTGACGGAGTCATCGCGCTGGAAGTGCGGGATGCGGATGTCGACCAGATCGCGGTCTTCACCGCCGACGGATTCGCCGACGCCGCCGTAAGGCGACTGAGCAACGAGAGCCAGGCCTTCGGTCTGCTTCTCGATCGACACGATGCGAGTGTCGACGCCCTGTTCCTCGAAAAGGCCAAGACTGCCGATGAGAGTGGGGACCTCGGGGAGGTCGTTGAATGCCGCCGTCAGCCGCTGCAGGGAGAAGGCGTCATCGTCAAAGATGTTCAGCATGAAGGTGATCCTTGATGTTGGACCGGTGACGCAAAAAACCCCGCCGAAGGCAGGGCTGGGTCAGGCCGGAATTGTTGAGGTTGGTTAGCTGCGGCAGATAATGCCGAGGTCGGCGAGACCCGAAATGCCAGCGGTATCGATCGTTCCGTCGGTCTGCTCGGTCGAAGTCAGATAATCCTGCTTCACCTCGGCATCGCGAGCGATGTAGGCGACCGGATCGTCCTCGACGCAATCGGCCCAGACGATGCCGACAACGGTGCCGGAACCGTCATAGGAAACGAGCTTGCTGGTCGATACCTTGACGACATCGCCGGCCTTCAGCGTGGCGCCAGCAACGCCGTTTTCACGCGAACGCTGGCCGGGAGCTTCGGACAGGAGAAATTCGCCAGTGCGAGGGCCCTGGGTAAGAGTAGCCATGGAAAGATTCCTTTCGGGATTGGTGGTGGTTAGCCCTGACGCGCGGCAGCGCGCTTGGCGTAGACGTCAGATGCCTTAGGGAGCGGCGATGAGGCGCCTTCCTTCACGCGGCCGGGCTGACGGCCCGAATTGCGGTGGTTGATCTCGTCGGACGAGGCGCGCTCGGCCAGAACCGCCTTGCGAACGTCTTCGGCCGATGCCTTTTCCTGGACGAAGCCCAGGACGCGCGTTGCCGGCACATTGGCAACGGCGCAGACCTCGACGGCGGCAACCGCGCCAGCCCAGCCGGCAGCGATGCCACGGTCGAATTCGGCGGAAGCGTTGGCCGCCTCGCCTTCAAGCGCTGCGATCTCGGCGTCCAGTTCGGTCTCGAGTTCCGTGCGCTCTGCCGTGATCGCGTCCATGCGGTCGGCCTGTTCGGCGGAAAGGACGCCATCGGCTTCCTTGTCTGCCTTGTCGAGCAGCGTCGCGGCCTCGGTGCGCAAGCCGACGAGACGCTGCCGAATTTCGGTGCATTTCGACATGTGTCTTCCTTTCGGGTTCAGATGGACGCCAGAGCGCCGCGGTATTTGTTGGTGCCTCGGCTCTTGCGCTGGAGGCGCACGATTGCCTCGTCGAGGGTTTCGACGCGGTCGGCCATTCCGAGCTTCACGGCCTGCTTCGCCGGATAGACACGGCCACCGCCCATATGCGCGTCAGCCGATTCCGGGTCTGCCTTGACGACCGACACGGCGACGTTGCGGCCCTTGGCCACGTCGGCGGTGAACATGTCGTAGAAGTGCTTCACGTTGGCCTGGAGAGCCGCGCGAGCCTCATTGCCAAGCGGTTCGAACGGGTTGCCCTCGACCTTGCGCGGGCCTTCCGAGATGAATGTGACGCGCACGCCCTCCGCGGAGAGAAGCTCCGAAACGTCCTCGTGCACGGTGTAAACGCCGATTGACCCCACCTCGCCGGATGGCGTGACCGAGATTTCATCTGCAGCCGACGCGATCCAGTAGGCAGCGGATGCTGCAAGCGTATTTGCAACCGCGACGATCGGACGGTCGGCTCGCCTGGCCTTGAAGATCATGGCTGCCGTTTCCGGCACCAGATCGACCTGGCCACCAGGGCTGTCGATGTCGAGGACGATGGCTGAGGTGTTCGGATCTGCTGCCGCCGACCGGAAGGCCTGCTGGAATTCCGTCATCAGGGCGCTGGCCTGCGAGACATCCTTCACGGCCTCGGCTCGCGGCAAGATCGGGCCATAGAGGCGGATCAACGCGATATTCCCGGCATTCTCCGACGTCTTCGGCCGCTGTGCCGGTTCGGCGCGGTAGGGTTCCGCCCTCACGCCATAGTTTGCTCGAAGCTCAAGAGCGGCGATGATCTGCTCCGCCTTGCGCGGCTCGATGAACCATGGCTGAGACGCGAAGGCGCGCAGCAGGCGTTTGATCTCATGCGCCATTCGCTGGATCCTCTGGAGGCTGGTCAGCCGGCGGAGCAGCCGGGTCGGAAGATGGATCATTCCCCGGAGCGGGCGGTGCTTCCTTGCTGATCGACGGTTGCGGCATCTGCGGGAACTGCAGGCCGAGCTTGTCCGCGCGGGCCTTGTCCGCAGCGATGCGGGCGTCAGTTTCCTCCGGGTCGTAGCCCTCTGCTTCGATGACGTCGGAACGGGACTTCCAGCCGTTGTCGACGGCCACGGCCTCGGCCTGACGGTCCTTGAGTGGGTCGATCCACTCCCATTTCGGGGTGATCCATTTGGCCCGGCGGAACGCGCGCTTGTCGGCCACATAGTCGGACAGCGACAATGGCAAGGTGACTTCCGGCGACAGCACGGCTTCGTCTAGCCAGCGGCGCCACACCGGCCGGCAGAACTGGAACACCATCACCGCATGCTGCATGGCCTCGATGCGGCGACGGAACTCCACAAGGCCGGCTCGGATCGAACCGTATGATGTCTGCCGAAGGTCTCCCGTCATCGCTGCGTAGGGCACGCCGAAACCGGCTGCCATGCGCAGGAGGCTGCGATACTGGAACGCCTCATAGGAGCCGCCGACATCAGCCGGCGCAGCGAATTTGATATCCTCGCCATCAGCAAGATCGACCAGCGCGCCTGGTTCAAGTGCCGCACCACCAGACACGCCATCAGCGTCCGCCGCGGCAAGCGCTTCCTCGAGCGGATGATCGGTGTTGTCGACCGCCGGCCGCGTGATGAACCCGCCGAAGAGAGCCGCCGTGCGCTTGCGTTCGAGTTCGGCGTCGTCGTAGCAGTCCATGATCGCCGCGACGACGATCGCCGACAGTGTGTGCGGGATGCCCCTAACCTGCCCCGCCCGGATTGGCCGATAGAGATGCAGCACCTCATCCGCCGGAACGATGGTCTTCGCCGCAATAGCGGGCGGGAACACCTGGTCGGAACCGGGGTGCTGGCGCCAGAAATGATAGGCTACACGGCGGCCTATTGCGTCGAACTCGATGCCCATCTCGACGCGGCTACCATTGCTGCCAAGGACGCGGTTGTCGGATAGGTCAAGCATTTCCGCCGGCAGGATTTGCAACTGCATCGGCACGGATAGGCCGTCTTCCGGCCGGCGCGCGCGAATCCTGACGAAGCATTCTCCCGCCTCGAACATCTCGGCCGCGACGATCGCCTGCACGCCATAGAGGTCGGTCAAGCCATCAGCGTCGGCCTCGTCGGTCCATTCCAGCCAAGCTTCCTGGATGGCCTTCTTGAGCGATGCATTATCGACCAGCGATGACGGCTTGATGCCGGCGCCGACGAGCGCGGAAACGAAAGTCTCCTTGGCTGCTGCCGCATACGGGTTATTCGCCGCCAGATAGCGGGAGCGCGCCAAGACAGTCTTGCCGTAGGCTCGGATCTGCGTGTTGATCGCGACGGTCGACGTCGTCAGGCCACGCAGCCGGCGATTGTTCTTGCCGGCATCGAAGGAGCGAAACTTCGCCGGCGCCGCTGGCGTAGCCGACGGCTTCTTCACCGCTGCTTTCGCCATCAGAGTCCCTTGCCCGACTGGTAGGCATAGTGAACGCGCCGCCGCGACGTGCCATTCGCATCGTCAATCTGGTCCTGCACGAACTGCCGCGCCTTCAGCAATTCAGTGGTCGACCGGAAGGTCAGCATCGTGTCGCCGTGGCGCGTCTGGAGAACGCCCGACGCAATCATGCCGTCCAGCGCATCCAATCGAGCCTGCAGCGTCGCAAGAGTGGCCATCAGGACATCCAGGAACTTGGTCGGACCCTGCGGCCGCGACGGGCTGAAACAACAGCGGCCACCTTGGGAGGAGCGACCGGCACATCTTGTTCGATTTCCGCCTCGGCAGGAGGCGTAGCGTTCGGCTTCGGTGGCCGCTTCTGCTGCGCGGCGAGCAAATGACCCCAGCGGACATTCAAGCTCTGCAGCGCTGCGTAGGCGTAGACCCGGCAGTCCAACGCCTCGTTGCGCACGCCGCTCGGCAGCACATAGACCCTGGTCGGGAAACCCTTGACGTATTTGGTCTGGACGACCTCGGCCGTCATCTGCTCGAAATATTTCCGCTCCCGATTTGGGAAGTGGCAGTAGCCAGGCCCCGGCGCTTTGATCTTGAGTCTGGCGTAGACCGCATCCTTGGCAGCATCGACGCCGATCAGGAAGAGATTGCTCTTACCCTTCGTCTTCGATGCATACCGCGGCCACACCGGACGGCCTGGCCCGCCGACACCTTTGATTGCGTAGACCCGGCGCCGCGCGCGCTCCTTGGTGAAGCGGTAGACCTCTTGCGTATGGTGACCGCCGGAGTCGATGCATGCCGCGTGGACCGGCAACTCAGTGCCATCAGCGCGCGTCGTGTTCAGGTGAAGGTAACCGTCAAGGTCCGACCAGACGTCGGGCAGCGACGGGTCGCCATAGAAAACCTTGTGATCAAGCGACCACGATTCCTCGCCTTCACCCCACCCTACCCGTTCGGCCTCGAGACGGTCGCCCTGCACGTCGACACCGACCGTGACGACCAGCGCCTCATCTGGGCAAGCCGACCAGTCTTCGATCCGAGCAGCAAGCGTGTGGCTGTCGACCTTCTCCGCATCCTCTTCCCAGGTTTCGCCGAGCGAGGTGTTGACCCAGGTCTTCAGCGTTTCCGGCGAGCGCTTCGCGTCGATGAAGCTTTGCGCCATGTCCCCTAGCTTGACCCAAGGCGAGCAGATTTCATTGAGGTGGAAGCCGGCCGTTCCGTTGAACGGCGCCGTCGCTATCCACTTCCCGCCCCGCAGCGCCCGCCAGCGGGTGGCGTCGTCCCAGACAGACCCGCAGCTCACACAGGCGTAGAAAGCTTCCCGCGGCTTTCCCTCCGGCCACTTGACCTGTGCCCAGACCAATGTCTGTTCATGCCCGCAATCTGCACAGGCGACATGGAACCGACGCTTGTCTGAAAGCTCCCACTCCGCCTCGATCCTTGATATGCCCTTGACCGTCGGCGTCGAGGTCAGGACCGTCTTCCGGTTCCAGAATGTTGTCGAGCGCTTTCGAGCCAGGCTGACCGGGTCGCCCTCTGTTCCGGCCGAGAGCGGATACCTGTCCACCTCATCGGCGAGGACAATTCGAATAGGCCGCGACGCCAGCGACGCCGGCGAGTTCGCCCCGGCAATCGTGATATGCCCGCCGAGGAAAGTCTTGTGCAGCAGCGTGTTGCCGCTATCGCGCGACCGCGGATCCTTGATCTTCCCCTGAAGTGCCGGCGTATCACGCACCATCGGCGCCAGCCGGTCTTTCGAAAACGCCTCGCCCATTTCCAAGGTGGGCTGCAGAAGCAGAATAGGCGCCGGATCCTGCTCGACGTGGTAGCCGATGACGTTGAGCAGCGTTTCGGTCTTGCCGACCTGCGCCGAGCTCATCACCGCGACCGTCGGGATCAGCGCATCGGACACCGCGTCCATGATGCCGCGCATGGGCTCATTGCGCGATGTCGACCACTTTCCCGGTTCGGCGCTTGCTTCCGGGCTTAGCCGGCGATTCCGGTCTGCCCACTGGCTGACGGTAAGATCAGGCGGCGGCGCGAAGACCGACCACCACGAACGGCCTGCGTCAATCGTCGCCCGGCTTAGGTCCAGCTTCAGATATTCCCGCAACGCTGGTGCTCGCGAGTTCCGCAAGCGTTTCGTGGATGGCATTCGCGATCGTTTCCTTGACCTCTGCCACCCCCGCCATGCTGATCAGCACCGGCGCCAGCTTGCTTGGTATGGCGAGAAGCTTTGCTCGCACCCGGGCAAAGGATGCCGTCACGGCCGCGCTCACCTCGCTCGCCGGCAGCAGCTCGCCGCGCATCTGCGCATTCTTCATCGACAGACTGTCGGCCTGCTCTTTGGCGTGCCTGGCCTTTTCGGTAGAAAGCGCGTTGGTCTCGTTGCTGCGGCCTGCGGCAATCTCCCGCAGATGCCGGATGTATTGCACCCGCACCGCGTCGAGATCGTAGCCCTGCTTGGGCGCCCTGGCGATCAGGCCCTCGTCAAGCATCTCGCGAAACCGACGTTCACTCAGATCGCAGTGCAGAGCTGCCTCGACAAGACTGGCCATGTGGCGGCGGAACTCCCTATGGAGGGCCTATCTCTAGAGCGAAGGTGCGCTCAGCCGCCCCGCATACGTCGTTCGGCCCCGGAAGGACCCGTTGTGCGGTGCGGTAGGTGCGGCGCATCATACCCGATGTTGCACTGCGCAATGGTTCGGCTTTGAACTGTCGATCATTGAACAGTCCAGCCATGAACAATCAGGCAGCGATGCCGAGCCTACGGTCATGGCCCTCAGCCTGGTTGAGGCGAAAGTCTTCGATGGCCTCGGCTTCGGTCCTGCCCCAACCGTAGTGGCCTGCTTCCTCTTCGCATTGGTAGTAGGCGCACCAGTCGCTGTCACGCATCGGGATAGGTGGATGCACGTAGCTGGTGATGATGGGTGGTCTGGTCATGCCGTATCGATGTGCTGAAGGCTGCGAGGGTTTAGCGCAGGATGCGGTTGGCGGTGGCGAGAGCGTCCAGCATCAGCCACCAGACCAACAGGTTCCGCCGCTCCTCTGGCGTTGCTTCCAGTTCGATGGTGATCGACAGATCGTTATCGGTCGGCCACTCGGCCGATGGATCACCGCTCGCGTCCATTGTTATGCCCGTGACGTCGGCGATCGGCACGAAGTCGTCGCCATTGCCGATGAGCAATTTGCCCTTGCCGATGAAGGTTGCCCGCGCCGACGTGATAAAGGTCCACACCCACATTGAGGAAGCTTGCTAAATGACTTCTACAGCCTTCAATTCCTGGCTGGCCGAGATGAAAG